TGTAACTGTGTTAGGTGTTGACAACGCGACTGAATCTGGGTCTACTGTCTCTGTTAGTGTATCTGTTACTGCATTTAGGTCAACGTACTTCTGTAGAACTACTGTTGAACCTGGGATTGATTGCTGTGCTGGAGTCTTGTCTGCGACTGAACGAATTAGTGGTTCGGCGCGGAGAGCGAATTCTAGAAGACGGTCGTACGCCTTCTGTACAAGACCTGCACCACCGACTGTACCACCGAGGGTAGTAGAGCCTGTTGATGTATAGGCGTTAGCCATATGCGGTCACCTCCAAGTGACTATGAACGGATAAATTATTGTTGCGAGCGAAGAATTGCTAGTATGTCCTCTTCGGATGTTGCTTGGGACATTCTGTATTCAATATCGTTTGCTCGGTCTGGCGTCAAAGCATTCTGTGTAACCATATCCTGATTGCGCAATGCTGCGCGGTCTCGTTGGCTTACACCTGAATCTTCTTCTGCAACCGTTAGTCCGAACAAGTCTGCATTATCATCAAGCCAGTTAGAAACTGACTCTTCGTTAATATCATCCAGGTCCTTCATTACTAAACGGGCTGCCTTAAGATTGACGCCCTTCTTTTCTAGTGTCGACTTGACAATTGCCTCACGCTGCGCCTTGGAGAAACCTTCAAGTTGCTCTGTAAGTTCCTTGATACGCTTCTCGTCTGCACGCTTGGCTTTACGCAACTTTTTAAGTAAGTCGCTTCCATCCAATGGTGCTTCTTCGATTGTATCTAGGTCATCGTCTTCGTCGTCCCAGTAGTTGTTGCTCATAGCAACGCCACCCTTCTATTCGTAGTTAGTTCGCAGGCCACAGGTTCCATTCGGGGAAATGGTCTGGCTCCTACTGTCGGTCTAATACACTGGTGGGGCCGATGGGTCCACTCAGGATTCTATTATATTACTCTGTTTGCTCTGTTGCGTGATGCTAGGCTTCGTGAACCAAATGTTCCAGAAGCACCAGAGAAGCGTGCTGCTTCCTTTTCTGCTTCTAAACGAATTCGTTCTTGTTCCTTAACATCTTGCTGGAAGGTAGACTTAATCAAACTCTCTTGAGCAGTAACTGGTTTAACAGCCTGCCCTGTGCTAATTTCAGTTAACTTCTGCAAAGGCTGTGCGCCCATTGCAACTGTACCAAAGTTTTTAAGTGATGTACCATAGTCAAAACCTCTTGCAGCAATATCTGCAGCAAGTGTATTTTCAATAGTAATACCTTGTGACTTGGCAGCAGATAGTACGCTAACTTCTCTGATTTGCTTCTGTAGGTCATCTGCACCACGCTTGCCAAGAAGAAGTGCTTTAGCGATAGATGTTCTATCTATTCCTGGAGCAACTACTTGTAGGTCTTTCTTAAGGGCATCTGGTGCATTATCAATAGTCATAAAGACATCATTTACTAGGTTAAGCACTGCAGCAACTGACTTGCCAGTTCCTAGCACCTCACCAAGAAGTTCTTGGGTTGCTAAATCTCCTAAACCAACCTCACGTAGTTTATCACCAAGTGTTGCTTCTGACTTGAAGAACTCTGCAATGGTTGGTACATCAATTGCTTCACCCTGTGCAAGGCGGTCTTGAAGAGCAAATACACCAGCAAAACGCTTAGTGAATGGCTCTAGTTCTGGTTTATTACGTGCATCTTGCAAAGCAAGATTAAGTGATTCATCAATAGTAGAACCACTCTTATAGTAACTAGATACAACCTTAAATAAAGCGTTAGCCCATGGTTGTGACATTTCTTTTGCACCAAAGAACAATGCAAGGGTATTTTTAAAAGTATCTTGGGCAAGCGTTCTATCGCTGCCAGTTTCCATGCCAGTTGCACCTGGATTTACAAGTGTGTTAGTCCAACCCGCAATATTATCCCAAGTCCAGTTACCTGCCTCTGTAGGCTTTGTTGGCATCTTGTATGTCTTTGATACTGGGTCATACACGAATGCGGGAGGAGTTCCTACTGGTCTCTCTGGTATTTCATTAGGGCCAGGTGCTACGTATCCTGGGTCTCCAGGTTGCAAAACGTACCCTGGGTCTCCAAACTTTAATACTTTGTTAGTAGTTGTTGGTGTAGGTGTTGGAGATTTATATTTACGCCAAACGCCACCAAAATTCGCCCAATACATTCCAGGACCTGGGTCTTCGGTTGGTTTAGGATTATCTGGATTTAATCCCGCCTGAGTTGTTTCGCGTGCAACATTAATTTTATCAGAACGCCCTTGTTGGTACGCCTTTAATTCTTCTGGAGTAAACTTATTCAGTCTAACTGTTGCTCCAGTATTACCTGCTTCGTAAGCAAGAGTTACTTTATCAACCCCAAGGTCTATTCCAGCCTGTGCTACGGCAGCATCAATATCTGCTTGGCTTACCTGAGACGTGTCGGTGCGAGGACCTGCAACACGCGGTGCGCCAGTATCGCCATCATCTAGTTGCATTACGCCTGGATTTATTCTAGCCATTTATACTCCAAATCCAAACGCTCTTGCAAGCCCTGTTGCTGCATCGCGTGCGTTCTCATTTGCTTCTTGTGTGAGGTCATACTTAGGGTCATTCTTAGCCTTCATTAACAAGTCATAGTATGATGGCTGTTTTCCTTTGCCATCTGGACCTGCGTAGTTAAGATAAGACATTACGAATGGGTTATCCATCTTGACGGTTTTTGGGTCCATCTGCCATGTCTTTGCTAGCATATTGATAACAGGAGAAGCAATATCATATGTAGTTAAAGTTGGGTCTTTGGCAAATCGGTCAGCAAACTGTGGATACTCTTTGCTAGCAATCTGCTGTAATTCTACATTGTAATCTTCAATAGTCTTGTTGCCCATTGCAATTTCTTTTGCTGCAATACGCATATCATTCTCGGTAACACCAAGAAGTTGGAATGCATCTACCAGCCCACGAACCTTAGCAAAGGCAGCAAGTGATTTGGCACCTAACTTAGTTTGGTCTTTAAAGTCAATCTTTGAGTAGATAAAGTTCTTTGCAAAGTCTGTAGGCTTAAAGAATGATGGGAACTCTTGACGAGCAACAGATTCAACAATCTTTTTCTGTGCTTCTGCGGTTGCTCCAGGCTTGATTTGAGTACGAGCAGATGTAACAATCTTTTCGATTTGCTTGTTCTGCTCTGTCTCAAAAGCCTTCATAAAGGCATTGATGTCATCTGAACTTAACTTGCCTACAAAGTCAGCCTCTTTCATAGCCGCTTCAAGAAGCGCCTTGGCTGAGTTAAATGTTAGTTTAGTAACAGATGTTTGAGTTGAAGACTGTGATGTATCTGTTGGTCCACCTTTACCAGTATCTTGTGCAAGTAGGGTTGCCAAGAATGGCGCAATACTAGCCAAAATAGAGGCATCTTGAGCATCTTGATTAGGAGTACCAGAAACTGGTTTATTAGTTCCATTGCCACCATCAATGTCAATGTTATCTTCGATACCGTCTTTGTCTCTATCTGCCATTAGTTAACCGCCTTCAAACTGTCATTGTCAAAGTAGTTCTTGATTAAAGTCTCTAAGTTAGGGTCCCATTGCTTTACATACTGAGCAACCCATTGGTTGTATCCATCACGGATAACAGCCTTGCGTGGGTCATAGTCAGGTAGTGACTGATAGAACGTAACGAAGATACTTCGTGCCTGCATGAATAACTTAGTATCTTTCCAGAACTGGCTATTCTGTTGCTTGCCCATAAACTTAGGGTCTTGAGTAATAAGAGTCAATGCTCGAGCATACTTGTAAGATGTATCTCCACTAGCAGATAGTTGATATTCATCATACCATGCTTGGCTTTGATTCTTAAATGTAGTCTCTACTAGTTGCTCTAATGGAGCCTTTAGTTCTGGGTGAGCACGTAGTGTTTTACCATCAGTAATCTTGGCCTCTAGTGCATCACGAACCAAGTTGTACTGGTCCCATGTGCGTTGCTTCATGCGCTCACGCTCAACTTCTTGAGGTGTTAACTTAAAGTCATTGATACGCTTGCTAGTACCAGGAAGTTGAAGATTAGGATTACTTAAGATAGAAAGAATATTGGATGACTGCTCTTCTGGGCTTCTACTGAGGTCAGCAGTTAATAGACTTACAAGTCCAACATCGCCCTTTTCAATTGCAGCAAGTTTACCAACTAAGTCATCGTTATCTTCAAATACGCGCTGATATGCTTCGTATGTTGCTGGGATACTAATGTTCTTTGAAGAACCAGTAAAAGTAATGCGGTCAAGCATGAACTTAGGACCCATAATAGCAAGCATTTCATCACCCGCTGCATCACGTGCCTGCTGTGTTCCATAATTCATTTTATTATATTTGTCAAGCAACTTGTAATACAAGTTAGTTGACATACGCATAGGGTTGGTCTCTACCTTAAAAGGTACACCTGGTCCGATAAAGCCTGAAATGAACTTCTCGGTCCATAGAGCCTTGACTTGTCTTTCAATCTCTGTATCTGATGGAAACTTGTCTGTAACGCCCATCTCTACCAACATTTTGTGGTAGTTGTAGACTGAGCGCCATGATGCTAGGTAGTCTGCTTTACTTGGATTACCAGTTGCAGCATTCCATAGCGAGTTGGCCCAAGGGGGAGTCAATTGCTTAGTTAAAGATGTTGGTGCTCCGTAAGGAAAAATAACATCAAAATAATTAACTCCATTAATGGTCAGCGCTTCTTTGATACCTTCTTCGGTGCCAGGAAAGTTCTGCATTAGTTTACCAACAGATAATGCTGTAATAAATGATGGAGATGGTTGGTTAAGCAAGAATCCAAGAGACTTTGAATTTAATGCAATACCTTCATCCATGTATCCAAGACCCATTTCTTTGGTTCCTGGAAGGATTAGGTGTGTCATATCTGCTAGGTTTTCGGTTGGATTACCGTTTTCATCCACGCCAAAGTTCTGGAATACTCGTCCATAGTTATATGCAAACTGTGTAGCACGAACTGGGTTCTTTGCTGCAAGTCGACCATAGCGATAGAAAGCATTAACTGTTGCTGTTGGGAATGCTACGGCAAAGCGTGCATTGTGTAACAAGCGGTTCTCGCGTCGTACTGTGTAAACAGTCTTTTCGAGTTCTTGAATTGCCTCACGGCCAGAAGACTGGCGAATCGCATTCCATTGTGCAGGTGTCATTTCAATACCTTGGGAAATTAAATACTCTGCTTTACGAGCCATTACATCTAGTGCAACGTTATCAAAAAATGCGTTACGGATAGGGTTTTCAGCACTAGCCATCTTACGGAAAATTGCTGCACTAAAGTTATTAACAGCATTACTTAAATCAGCATATTTACCCACACCTAAGTTGGCTGAGCCATAGTTATAGTTACTTGGCACAATATCATAGAGTTCATCTACATAAGGAGCAAGCCATCCTTGTAGTTCTTGTCCTGTTACTTCTCGTTGAAGTATTGCTGCACGCGCCTCATATGATGGGAATGTGCGATTAACTAGGGCAATCTTATCCGCAAGGTATGAGTTAACTTCTTTAGGGTCGAATATATCAAACGCACGTAGGTATTGAATACCATCACTGCTAGATGCCCAGCGTTGCAGTTCACCAATTGGTGTATTGCCTAAAATTAAATCGATAAGTGGGTCTCCGCGCATTACGCGGTTAGCAATGTATTCTAACTCACCAAAGTATAGTGGGTCTGATACACGTACTACATCTAGTGGAATCTTGCGCTCTACAAGAGACTTACGAGTTCCAACAGATAGTTCACCTAGGAAATTAATGTCAGTTGTACGTGCGTTGCTAGTTTCAGCACGTATCGCTGCGCTAAAATTCTTGTCTCCAGTTACGAATGAATCAATAGCCATGTACTGACCATTAACCATACGATATTGATTTTCTCTTGCATAGTAACGCTTCTTAAACTTTGCTGTCTTTCCAAACACATCTGCTTGTTGCTTAAGTGTTGTACCTAATTCGTTAAGAATATTGTCGATATTCTGGTATGCTGCAGCAACTGCGTTGTCAGCATCAATAATAACTTGCTTATTGCTCGCTAACTTATTAATAACGTTTCTATAGTTAGCAAGAGCAGCCTTTGCTGCTGCAATTTCTGTCTTCTTGCTTGAAGCAGTTGATTTAGATTCTAAGAATGCAATGCGACGCTCTAGTGTTGTAACACCTGGAATTGCTTCCTTGACACCTAGAGGAACTACGGCGGAGCGTAAGTCTAATTCAATCTCATCTAGAATAGATGATGCTGACTTAAGCGCTTCGCGTGCCGCGTCTAAATGCTGTGCTTTAGTTGCAGGGGATGTATTACCAGATAGCAAGTCTTCTAGTGAAGCCTGTGCATTATCCTTAATGGCCGCTGCTCGAGCATACATTTGCTTCTTATCAAGAACTGCCTTGTTAACAGCAATACGTTCACTACGATTTGCAGCCTTTGATATCTTGCCCCTGCCCCAGTTGCTAAGGTTGCGTACAGCATTACTGCCAATGTTTGCCATATCTTGCCATAAAAATTCCATACCTTGTGCAATAGTTGCACTTACAATAGGCTCACCAAGTGATTGTTTAATAATGTACATAGGGCGTACAAGTACGTCAAATGTCCATAGACGGTTAAGGTCGCGGAATACTTGCTGACCAATGTTTGATGTAGCCTTTAATCCAGCCTTTAAAGCACTTTTTTCAGTAGTTGCAATAAACTGACTTTCGATTGCATCCCAAGGTGTAAAGCGATATGATTCAGTCATCTGACGAATAGTCTGTGGGTCTACCAAAATCTGACTACCATCATGACCAATACCAAAGCCGTTTTGCTTTACTGAGTCAATACCACGATTTACGTTGCCACGGAATGAACGGATGTGTGCTGAAATCTCACGCTCATCGTAGATACCAGCCTTGTATGCAAGCATACGACCGATTGATTCATCAATACTGTCAAGAACTTCTACTTCATTCTTTCCAAGAGAATTCATATAGCGTGATTCAAACTCACGACGAACATCTGCTACTTTTGCAAATACCCCAGGCTCAATTTCAATATCTTTTGGTGCGTACTTTAGACTTCCGTCTTTACCAAAAATTTTAGAATCATTATTGAATAACTTAATATTATTTAAAAATGCGTTAAGTTCTACACGACCATCAAGTGGTCGTACACCAGAGAATGTAACAAAGCCTAGCGGCTTGTATTCTGACTGGCGTGTGCCAAACTTTACTAGGCGTACAGTTGCACGGCCTAAACCCTTACCAATTCTAGTTTCAAAGATGTCAGCAAACTTATCAAACTCACGATATGCTGCAACGGACTTAAACTGACGAATCTTTTCGCCTGCGCGAATTGCTGCAGACTTGCCAATAATTGGCTCCATTGGATTGTATAATTTACCACCAGAGGTTAGATTATAGCCAGGGTCAAAGAATGCGTCACGAATCTTTATAAATTGTGGCTCATTAGCAATAGCAGAATCAAATGCAGACTTTAAGCGTGAAACTGCCACTCCTGTTGGAACATACGTCTGACCTGTTTGCAAGAAATTATTCTGTAACTGAGATGATGTGCTTGACAAATCAAACAACTTATCTGGTGCAGTATTTGCAAGACGCTCAAGTGCAGCAGGGTTTCCTTTATCTGCAAGAAGTAAATCTTTAACTACATCAGCATCAGTTGTTTCATGAATAAGCGGAATAAGTTTTTCATTAGTGCTGTACTTAGATACAAGGTTGGTAATAGTTCCCCAATCCTTGCTTTCTGCTAGTACAACTGCGTGGTTGCCCGATACTGTCTGAGAACCCATAACGCCATTAGTCTTAGCGTACTGGATACCATTGTTCATATCTGCTGCTAGTTGGTCTACAGTCTTGTTCTTAGTATAAAGGCCAGCCTTACCAAATCCTACTTTACCGCCAGCAACTGCAACTCGTCCTACGCCTCCTAGTACTGCGTTACCAACTGCAAAGTCAGTAAGACCAGTAAACCAGCGACCTACTGCGTTATCTACAAAGTTTTGCTTTAAACTCTGGTCATTCCATAAATCAATTTTATTAACATCTAGTCCGCCCATAGGAAGAACCATTGCTGCAATACCGCTAATAGGTGTCATATCTGACAATGTAAGCGCTTGACCTATAGATACTTTAGAACTGCGATTATATGCAGCCTTTACGTCATCAAACTGAAAGCCTTCTTCGTACTGACCCTTTTTATAAAGGGGAGACTGAAAGTCTGTAAGAAGTGCAGCAGTTGATACTGGACGAAAAATGTATGGTGATAGTACTTCTTGATTGAGAGTAACAGCGCCTTGGAGTAACTTATCTCCAACACCCTTAACTACCTTTTTACCAATACCAAATCCAGGTATATTACTTGCTGCTGTATCGATAGTACGCAGTGCATCTTTTACAGTATTGTGAAGAGTTTCTTCTTTTGCACGTTCTTCATCACTAAGGTAGTTTCCGCCACCTGTAAGTCTCTTAAGAGCCGTAGGTACTGCAGCAATAGAGGTTGTGAAATCATTCCACCAAGCCATTGCTACCTCCTAGAAATCTCGTTTAATATAATTATATTCTCGTCCGCCTTTGACGTCTTCTCCAGTAACACCCATAATGAAAGCATCGCGGTCATCTATTGACTTCCAAGGTATTAAAGCAAGTTCAAATACTATTCCTGCATTCTGATAACCAAGTGAAGTTGCAAACTTGTCTACATTATCAAAGAAACTGCCAGGCATGAATGTTACATCTGCCATTATTGTGCCATTAAGAAGTTAACGAAACGCTTAAATGAATCTGGTGCATCCTTAGACTGTGCAGCAATTACCAAATCTGGAAGGTATTGCTTTGCAATCATTGCATTCTCGTCTGGTCGAGTATTGTTCTGCAAGTTTTTAGGTAGCACTTCTGAACCAGCACCACGGAAACCATCTACACCTGTAGTCATTGGTTCCATTGGGTTAGTATCTGGGTCAAATAGTGTGCCAAGTTCTGGGAAATTCATACCACCGTATGGTGCCTCTGGTGCTCTATCATCTGCTGCTTTAATAGACTTCACTGCTTGATTACCTGTCACACGGTCTTGGTTGATTGCTTTATTCTGTCCATAAGCAAAGCCTGTATAGTCACCGCTTTGTCCAGCCCCACCCACGCCAGAGACATTAGCAGGATTATACTGGGGTCCTCCATTTGGTCCACCACTTACCATGATTGCCTCCTACTTGAATTGTTTAAATGTATAAATTGGTTCAGAGCACATGTTATCATATTTAATTGCAATAGCAATTGCTTTACGAATCATTGTCTCTGCTTGATTAACTGTCTTTACTTTTTCCACACCCAACGCTGCCAATGCACCGAGGGCAACATCTCCACCACTACCCATAACGTATACATTACGAACATCGGTATCCCAAGAGTAATCATCAGAAACTGAGAAAACTTGCCCTTTGACTGAGATGAGGAATCCGCCCTCGTTTTGCGCAACATCGCCGTCCTCTTTCATATCAATACCTGCATCAACAAAGTTCTTACGCATTTGCGGAACGAACCTCTGTGTCATATAAGTATTTAAATCTTCTTTTAATGTTGCCCTAGGTTGTACATATCCATAGTGCAATATATTGCTTGCGCGAGAAGAACCACAACCAGCAATCAACACACCATTGTTTTCTACAATCTTTGGTGTCTTGCTTACTTGAAATCGTCCATGCTCATCACTAAGGCGAGAATCACACCCTAATACCGACCATCCGTCACCCTGTATCGCTACTAGCGTAGTCATTTTATCCCCTAGTTGTTACTCGTCCCGAAGCCTTGCCGCTACCACTAAGGGTAGATAAAATTGTTTGGATATCTGGTGCTGGTGCTGCTGGTGGCATACCCATTGGTGCTTCTGGTGGAAGGCCTCCTGCTGGAGCCGCGCCTGGAACAGGGGACGGCTGCTCAACAGGGGAAGGTGCAGCCCCAACAGGAGGAACTGGTTGCTCTGGAGCAAATGCTTCTGCAACAGCGTCTTCAAGAGTTGTACCCTTTTGACGAGCAGTAATAACTCCTGCAATCTTAGTTACAATAGATGCAGGGTCTCCGCCTGATGTAGCCATTGCTGGAATAGCCTGAGCCATTGCAGTAATGCCACCAAGGAGTGATGCACGCATACTTTCAATTTCAATCTTTTCAAGTTCTTGTGTTACGTTAACTGTAAATGGTAGTTCACGCATAGCCATATCCTTAGAGATAAGACCGCCACCTAGAGCCTGTAGCATAAAGATAAGTCCCTGTGCTGGGTTAAGAC